CGGATCTCAAAGCCTATGAACTGTACGAACCATATTGAGGTGTTGTCTGCCCAGCCCAAGTCGAACACCGCGTGGACGGGCTTGATAGCGTCATACGGGACTTTAGTAATCCGTCCGTCCATCTCAGCCAGAGTCATCTCTTGGGCAAAGACCGCGCCATCGACCGTCCGTCTGCATAAGCCTTCCCAGACGTTTAGGTAGGCGTTGTGGTCGTGGATCTCAAGGTTTTCCTTTTCCTCCCGCAGGGTCTGGGGGAACCACGGGTTGTCGCGCCATGTGATCTTCTGGACTATCGCGTTCTCAGGCGGGCTGATCACGAACCGCTGGTAGGTCTCGTCAGTCTCCAGCTCCGGGTTAAAGGTGACCCAGATTTCTGAGTTGTCCCTACGGATCGTTGGGATCAGGACGTTCCAGCTCGTCTTGGAGATGGTCTGGGCTTCCTCGCACCAGCAGATGTCCACACCCTCAAAGGACTTGATGGACATGATGTTGTTCTTCAGTCCCGCAAAGAAAAACTCGGTTCCGTTTCTACCCTTGATCGAGGTGTTCGTTACCTCGTAGAACTCCGATAGACCCAGAGCTGCTATCTGGTCGGCCAAGAGCTTGTGGACTGAGTCCTTGATTGAGACCTGAAACTCTCGGGCGCAGAGGATTCGTAGCGGGTCTTTGGCTCCCTTGATCAGTAGGGCTCTAGCCACTCCCCAGCTCTTTGCCCCACCTCGGCCCCCGTAGAGAACCTTGTAACGCTTGGGCTCAAAAAGGCACGCAAGTTTGACCGGGAACTCTGCCTTAGCTACGGCTTGTTCAAGTAACTCCCTGTCATCAGACATCAATGGTCTCGGGCGGCTTTATGAACGTGACCTGTATCGCGTTGAGGATTGGAGAGCCATCGGCGTTCTCCATCTGGTTGATCTGGATTGCCTTGCCGTCTAACCTGTCTATTACTTCCTTAACTGCCCAAGCCTCTCCCAGCTCTGCCTGAGTCAGTAGCGTCTCTACTATCCTTGGGAGTCTCGCAGGGTTCTGAACCAGCGCCTTACGCAAAGCGTCATGGAACATCTTTCCCTTTACAGCATTTGTATTACCTATCGGTGCGGCCATATTGATTAACTCAATCTATAAGTTCCTTACACAGAATTGGATTGTGAACTTTTATTGTTTACTTTGCAACCTTTTTGTTGTAACCTGTTTGTTCTTTCAGGAGAATAACAATGGCTAAAAAAATTACTGCTTACTGTGGGTTTGATCAGGGTTCTAGGTCTGGTTATGTTCGTTGGTCTACGGAGTACCTACAGATGACTGACGCACAGCGCCTTGAGTTTCTAACCGATGTGATCAATGAGCTGGTCGTTGAACACCGGTTCCGCATGACTGTTATCGGTAACCTAAGAACTGCATCAAGGGGTCTAAGGCTTCCTCAGTAAACTTTTCCCCTTGGTGAGACTTGAGCATTGAGGAAAAGGTTGCGGCATCTGTTTTACCTAACGCTCGGTTCTTCGCATACAACTGGGGAAACAACAGTTCCGCGGGGGCTCCAAGGCCACCACTTTGGCTTTGTAAGCCGCCCACATAACGCCCCGGTATGCCAGCCGAATAGGACTGATGGGTATAAGTTGGGGTTTGGATTCCTCTGCCGGGGATAGCCTCAAAAATGGTTTGCCCCATAAATCCTTGCTGAAGCCTTGGGTCAACAAAAGCCTCTAGAGCATCGTTGTAAACGGGAAAGCCCTGCTTGCGGAACTCGTCTTTGTACATAAGCTGGGAGATTGCCGTCCGCAATTGACCGGGGGTAAAGTCCTTTGTTGTTCTTTGCGCCATCAACGTTTCCATGTCTGGCGAGATAATGCTAGCTTTTATGTTTTTGAATGGGTATGTTTTGTAAACTTTCCCATCTGGGGTCTTTTTATCTACCGATTTGTTTCGCAAGGCTTCGTCGAAACTCTTAATTGCCTTAACAGACGGTTCTAAGGCGCCTAGTTGTCTTACCAACCCTTGTGCCTGATGGTGGCTAAAGTCAATTGATTGTGGGCCACCAGCCAAAAACACCCCTAAAACATCTTCATCTGAGAATTTCTCAAAATTTTTGATCTTGTTAGCCGCAGCAGTTGGCTCAGACGCGTAGGCTATTTCCTCGTCTACGTTAGATTTAACCAGCGGGTATTGAAAGCCACCCTGTTGAGTTACCGGTTTAGACAGGGGTACGCCCCTGATTTGTTGGACATCTTTCCCTATCGCAGATGTATCCCCGAATACAGGAACCAATGTCTTACCAACCAGCTTCTCAGGATTAAACGCAATCTCACTAATTGTGGTCAGTCCGGGTGTTGGGATAGCTATTGTCTGACCCCCAGCTCGCATTTGTTCACGGCGCATAACTGCGGGAATCTTGAGTTCTTTCTCAAGTTTGGTAATGGCCCGCTTGTCCGCAACGTCTAGAACTGGCTTATCGCCGTACAGCAGCTCGCGTACCGTCTTGCCGCCAACCTTGGTGATACCCATGTTCGCAAAGCTCAACGGGCCTTCCATGGCCCTTTCCGTGTAGGCCCGGAACGCGTCTGAGTTTGTTACCTTGGTTGGGTTCTTCGGGTCACCAAACGCCAAGTCGCGCAGGGTGTTTAGTTCCCGGTCTTGCTCTTGAGCTATGCCAGCCATCTGCTCCGTATACAGCGCAGGGTTAGCCGCAAAGTCTTTGAAACGGCGCTTTAAGGTGTTGCCAGCACTAAAGATGTCCGCAAGAACTGGCATTACTTCTTACCTTTAGTACCCTTTTTGGCTTCCCGCTTAACTGCGTAAGCTATCGCAACCGCTTGCTTGACCGGTTTCCCAGCCTTGACCTCGGTCTTGATGTTCTGCTTGAACGCCTTGTCTGTCGTGGATTTCTTCAGCATGGCTACTTCTTTGCTGTCTTGGCTGACTGTTTGAACGCCTTTGCTGTTGGCGCTCCCTTGGCTCCGGGGGCTCGCATCTTTTCTGGGGTCTTGCCCGCTGCCTTTTGAGCCTTGATTCTCTCGCGCTTGGCGTGGATGTTCGCGTAAAGTCCGGTAGCCATCAGTCATTCCCCTCGTTTTCGTTAATCTTGACGGTATCTGCCTTGATCTTCGCAAGCCACCAATTGCAGTCCGCAATCGCTCCATCCAATGCCTGAAGATTGGCCAAAGTGATGGCGCGTTGTTGATTAAGTTCCGCAACTCGCGCAAGTATTGAACTCTCATCCATTAACAGTTCCAGTTTTTCAAGGCCGCAGCCTTACGGGTGGGTCGGCCCTTATCGTCCTTCATCGGGCCGGGAACTCCACTCATCCGCGCACAAAAAGACTTTTTACGGCCTTCGTCAGCCTTTGTTTTAGGGTTTGGAGCTGGAGCTTTAAGGTTTGAATTATTTTTCGCATTGTATGCCGCCCTTCCTTTTGCAGTCATGCCCGCACCCTGCTCGACAGGCTTGTAGTTCTTAGCCTTGCCAGTAGTGGTTCGCGGTATGGGTTTATTGGTTGTTTTCATCGATCCAACACACATCCTTCCATGACATCATAAGCAACTTTTGGCCTTCTTGCTCTACTTCTTGATACGTCAGGTACTCGCCTGTTGTTCCGTAACGAATCCTCTGGCCCACTTCGCAGGGGTTAGGAATGATCCGACCCTTCTTGTCGTACTCCCCCGGCCCAACAGCCACCACCTCGCCTATGTTCGGGTTTTCCCGCATGATTACTTCGAGGATTGCGCTCTTTTCGCGTTCAATCGGCTTGACTAGAATCCGGTCTCTCAGAGGTCTTATCATTTCTTTTGCGTGGTTTAGGGTTGATTTCGGGTTTGGGGATGTCCTTGGACTGATACTCCCCGCACCATTGCGTGTCCTGCTTCATTACATACTCGGGATACCGTTGGCACATTCCAAACTTCTGGTTTGCTAGGAAAAACCTACAAGTCCCGCAGTTCACTTCAAGTTTTCCAGCTTGTAAATCGTTGAGTTGATCAGATCCGTGATTCCATCGACCAAGTTCTGTATCTCTGAGTCCTTCGGGAGGTCTTTTCTAGTGTCATCGACATAGTCCCGCATGGCCTTCATGTACTTCAGGGGGTTTTTTTCGATATAAAACTCAGGCTCAAATTCGCCCACCAGACCATTTCTTCCCATGTAGGTCTCAACCAAATCGTCCACCAAATCAGGCATGGATTCATAGTATTTCTGCAAAGCCTTATGCTCGGCGTAGCTCGTAGTCTGCCAATGTTGTATGTGGGCGCAAGTCGCTGAATGTAAGAGCGTCTGCGCGAAAGATTCCATTTCACCCATCTCGTAATTCTCCCTCTTGCACAGTAGATGTCAAGTAATAAACATTCACCATGCGCGGCCCGGTCTTGGCGTTTGTGACCGCACCCTTCTCGCAGGACACCTTCTGGTCGGCTACCAGCTTAAATAGCACCGCCTTGACCGAGTGACCCTTTGCTTTGAGCTTCACGGCAATGTCAGCTCGCGTCAGGTTAGTTGACCTACCCAGAAGTTTAATGACATCACGGGCTAGGAATGAGCGCCTAGTTCGTTTCTTGTTTTCCATCCGGTGATTATAAACTGTTTGGTGGAGGGCGGTGTGTACAACAACCGGATCTCACGTTGCATCCATTTGTCCCGCCCTCCGGAGCCTATCGTACTCCGCAACCGCACTTCATTTTGCCGCCGTAGGTCTGAACGCAACCGTAGGGGGCGTACACGGGGCAAGCTGCAAAGGCTACGCTTGCGCTCATCAGGATTGCTGCTGCTATTACTTTCTTCATGGTTTCTCTCCTAAAAGTTTAACTTTCACCATACCGCTTACTTGATCGCTCACCTTATATGTGCAATCAATTCTTTTATCGTTGATTTTCCAAGCGTCCGCAAGTCCGTCCTGCCCCGCCTTGAAAGCACCAACCATGTTGTCCTTATCCCGTGGCCTTCTGTCTGGGGGGTAGAACTCCACCTCCAGATAGATTGGGCCTTCCTCGGGTATCTCCCACCTCTCTTGCAGGGCCAGCATCCTGACCGCAAACCGATACTTCTTCTTGGCTGACGCTTGCGGAGCCCAATGGCCTGAGTAGTTGGGACTCAGCTCCTTCGGTGGCCACGGCAGGGTGAGCCTAGCGGGTGAGCTTCTCGATTGTGTCATTCAGTACGCTCAGTTCGGTCTTTTTCAATACGTTCCAAATAGCCTTGCGACCGTGGATACCGTTATGGCTTCCTTGGTGGCAGTCCTTACAAAGGGGTATACAGGTGTACTGGAGCCCCTGCTCAATGTGGTGGGCATCAGAGGGTTCCGCAGCTCCGCAAACCCCGCAGGGCAGGGATTTGATGGTTGCCAAGTGCCGTCTCTGGGGGGCGGTGAGCTTATTGTTCATCTATCGAATAAAACCAATCCTTGCCAGCCGTCCATTTCCTTGTACCATCGACCGACCATAGGTTCTTTGCGGCTTGAAAGTCTGGAAATTTTACGTTGGCTGGAATTAGGCTCTGGTCGTACCACAAGCACCGGTTATTTGGCTGACAGGCAAACTGACCTCCATCCAGCCTTATCCAGTTAAAGCTCTTGTGTTCCTCGGCCTGTTCGGAAAAGGTGGTGTCTAGATCCATCCCATCCGCGCAAAAGTCTACGGTGAACATATAAGTCCCAAAGTGCCAGACCTTGTCCTTACCTAGAAACTTGACCCCGAGGTTCCTCAAGACCGTCTTTTCATGAATCGTAAACTGGTAACCCAAACAGTCCCAGAGCTGCAAGGTGTCTACCGGTAGGTCGTTTGCGCCCTCTTTCCAGACGTAAGCGTGGATCGGGAGCTTGTCGTACAGAGCCCCGTAGTTTGGCAATAGGCTTTCAATCCTAAAGACCTGACCCCGCAGGGCTTTGAGGCTTACCCAGACGGCTGGCTCAAGCTCGCCGTGGCCCTTCTGAAAGTTATACAAAAACTCACGCTTAACAAAACACTTTACCGGGGGTAAGGACGCAATTATGTAGCTCAAGTTTTTAACCTAGATTTTCTTAAACAGGTGGTCTTGCACCCGCAATGGGGCTCGCGCTTATAGTCCGGTAGGAACCCAAACTTCATGTCCAAATACTTGGCCTCTATCTCTCTGAGAACCTTGCAGTCTATTCCCATGACAAGCCTGTCCCGGCAGCCGGTGCATTGGAGATTGAAAACCGGCGAGTTTTTGTCGCACTTTTCACAGGTCATGCGACCTTTAGACCTTCTTTGGCGGCCTTGATTACCGCAGCCCTAAAGTCTTGCGGGCTAGAGAACTTACTCTCAATAACCCCCAGCTCCGCGCCTTTAGCTTGGATTCCGGGCCAAGTCTCGTGCCAAGGCTTCTCGTTCACGATGTCCGGTAGGTCAACTTCCTCCTCGTCCATCCAACCGCCATCGTTAAGCCACGAACTGGGGTATGGGATGTACTGGCCCCCAGCCTTTGCCCAAGAGTCAGACTTCCTCGCCCGCGCAATCGCAGCCAACAGCTCCTCAATTGGCGGTCTGATCTTGGCGAGCTTCTCCCAAGTACGGAGCGCCTGAAGTTTGCTTTTCTTCTTCGGGTAGGCCTTCCAAAACGTCTCAAAGTCAGTCATCTTCGCGCTCCCGGATGGACTTCGCGGCCTCTTTACTGACGTACCCAGCTAATTTGGCGCACTCGGCTCGCTCGTACTGGACGGCCTTCTTGATGGCCTTGACCATAACCTCTGAGGCGCTCTGCTTAACGTCCCCGATGACAACCTCTAGCATCCTAGCTATCTGGGCATCTGAGGCCGTCCAAAGCGGTTTAATCAGGTCTCCCTGAGTGCGGATCATCCCAACCGACAGGGCTAGGTGTTCTATATCGTCACGGGTCATTTTTTTTGCCTTATCTGAGCTGCCAGTTCAAGACCAACTTCCCGGTAGTCCCGGTCGTAATCCTCGACCTCGGCCTCAATCTCACGGGCGCAAGCCTCGCGGGTCTGGGCCTCGACTAGGTTCGATAGAGACATTAGGAACTCGTCAGGACTCAAGCCCTGCGGGACTTTTGCGATTAAATTGCCTACGTTTTCTGTATCCATGTCTGAAATACTAGGGCTTTTAGAAACTGTTTGCAAGTCCTTATCGACCAAAGACCGACCAACTAGCAAAAACCTGTTTTTGCCAGACTTACATGGAGATGTATCCCGTAACAACGGTACTCTAGGTAGCCATGCCCACTACTAGACGGATATAGCGGGTGTCGACCCCGGCTCCGTGGCTACTTATTCCACGGCCTCTATCCCATCCCAGCCTTTTCCTTTGCTGGCCTTTCGCGCAGTCGGAAATGGAAAAACCCTTTAGTGGAGACTTGGGCTTGACAGGCCAGCATCGGGCGATAACCAAACGATGACTACAAGCCCCCACTAAAGGGTTCTGAACTACGGTTATCGCCAAACGCCGGGGTGTCACTTCCGACGCATGAATTGTAACGGTTTCCAATACCGTCCAAGTTAGATTAACCCCACATTTTGTAGGGGAATATAAAAATAATTGAAAAAGGTGTTGACATGGGTAATAAACAGTTTACTATTCATATCACGGTCACTTGATCGTACTAACCGGAGAGAATAAATGAAAACATACACACTTGAAGTTCTGATGATGGCTTGGGAGCAGACCCCCGTAATGAAAGCTTTTGAAGTTAGAGCAAATAGTTATGACATGGCTGCTGGAATCCTGAAAGGTCAAGCAGCAATTAACGGTTGGAAAATTTTAGAAGTTGTTGATTATTCTTGCTAAGATTTAATCGTTAAATTACACAGGGTTTCGGCCCCTTACCGGAGAGAATAAATGAAGACATATAACATCGGATGTGAAGTTTACTTAGTTGCTTATAACGGTCGCTCACAGCGGTCTGCTCGTACAGAAGCAATGATTCAAGGTGTGGTTGTAAAAGTCACCGCCAATTACATTCATGTCCGCAGTTATGATGACGGGCAAATCTGGAAATCACCACGCTGGATTTAACTAACGGGGCTTTGGCCCCTTCTTCGGAGAGAATAAATGACAACTTCAACTACTTGGTCAATATATCGTGACGATCCCGTTGACCATGTCCTCAGAGTAACAACCCCCCAAGGCTATTACCACCAATGCGTTCATTGCAAGGGTCGCATCTTTACGTCCGACCATGACTGCCTTGAGCGTTTTATCACCAACCACGAAGACTGTGAGGTAACAAAATGACTGATGCAGAACACCACCAACAGCAGCTTGAGCAACAAGAGCAAGAAGAAAAGATAACCATCCAGCACCTAGACCTAATTGCTTACAAGTGTCTCGGTGTAGCCCAAGCAGTTCGTGACCTGAGTTTTATGCGTGACCCGGAGTCGTTTGAGAAGTCGAGAGCCCGCTTAATCGAGCTGGCAAATGAGTTTGAAACCACAAGGAGAAAGTACGATGAGCAAAGTAGATCAAGTCGTTAAGCATTTGAAAACCCGTGGGCACATAACATCGTGGCAAGCCATTCAGTTGTATCGCGCCACACGCCTTGCAGACATTATTTTTAATCTGCGCTCCAAAGGCATGGCGATCAACACGGTGATGTGCGTTAAAGGCAAGGAGCGTTACGCTCGCTACGTCTATATGGGGAAGAAATGACTAAAGAAGAATTTGGTGATTTAATAGCTGGTGCGTTGTTTGCACTTGTAGCAGTTTTAGCGATGTTTATCTAAGGAGAATAACTTGAATACAGGCATAGTAAATATTAAAGGCAAGGAGTACATGACCGTAGCCCTGCGGGTTCAGAAGTTCCGTGAGGCTTACCCAACTTGGTCGCTTACGTCAGAGGTTTTGTTTCGTGACTCTGACTGCGTGGTGATGAAGTCCATCATTGCGGATGAGACCGGCAGGGTCTTAGCAACAGGTCACGCCGAGGAGTACCGCAAGTCCTCTCAAATCAACGGTACTTCAGCCCTTGAGAACGCAGAGACATCAGCCCACGGGAGAAGCCTTGCAGCTCTAGGGATTGGAGGTACAGAGTTTGCGTCTGCTAATGAGGTTCAGAACGCTATCCACCAGCAAGCCACGCCTAAGAAACGTGCGACCAAGAGTAAAGAGGAGCTGGTCAAGCTGATCAATGAGGCAACAAGCTCTGAGATCCTGTCGGTGTTCTGGAAAGCTCTAACACCAGATGAGCGCGAGCTGGTCAGGACTGAGGCCGCACACAAGGGCGCAGAACTCAAGGGGGCTAAAGATGCGTGAAGCCAACCCATATCAATTAGACGGCAACTGGTGGAACGCCCGACTAGGTAAGCTCACCGCCTCGCGTATGGCGGCGGCTATGAACTTTCTAAAGTCTGGCAAGGAGTCCACCGAGCGCGAGAACCTACGCTATGAGGTTGTGGCCGAGAGGATCACCAACACCTTTGCTGACAAGTACACGACATCTGATATGCAATGGGGTGTCGAGCAAGAGGCCGCAGCCAAGGAACGGTTTGAGTCCGTGACCGGTTTGATCGTGACCGACACTTCGTTCATTGACCACCCCAACATACCCTTTTTGGGATGCTCACCGGACGGATTCGTGAGTGACGGGTCGTTGATTGAGATCAAATGCCCCAAGACCAAGACCCACATGAAGTACGTTGCCAATCAGGAAGTCCCTGCGGAATACAAGCCGCAGATGACCCTACAGGCGGCGGTCACGGGTAAGCCGGTCTGGTTTGTGTCCTATGACCCGCGCATGGGTGAGGGTAAGGACTTGTTCATTAAGAAGTTCAAACCCACCCCGGAAGAGATCAAAGTAGTTGAGGCCGCAGCCGAGCAGTTCTTGGCTGAGTGTGAAGCCCTATTTGATTTCTACAACAACAAAGCTGTTTATTTTGAAAAGGACTAAAAATGTTATTGATTGGATTAGCAAGAATCGGCAAGGAGCCAGCAGTTCGTTACACCGCAGACGGCAAGCCTGTCATGGATCTATCGCTGGCGATGGACTACGGCAAAAAGGGTGCGGACGGCAAGCGGCCTACTCAATGGATCTCCGCGACCATGTGGGGTGACCGCGTAGAGAAGCTCCAATCTCACTTAGTCAAGGGCCAGAGCCTATTTGTGACCCTATCCGAGCCACACTTGGAGGAATACAAACGTAAGGACGGGACTACCGGAACGTCCCTGCGGGCCAGATTAAATGAGCTGGAGTTTGCTGGAGCCCCGCGAGACAAGGTGCGCGAGGAACCCAAGATTGAAGATTTAGATGACGATATTCCATTCTAGGAGGAATCATGGAAGATATTTCAGCAATCATTATTAAGCTAGACCTAAACCTGTCGGAGCTAAAGCGTCTGACAAGAACCCCGGCGTTTGCCGATAACGAAAAGATTACGCAGATAATTTTTGATATGCGCTGGCAGTTATCGCAAGCCTTAACCTCGATTGGTAAAGATGCCGAACCGAGTTAAGTGCTGGGCTCTGAAAGACTCGCGAGGCCGCTACGTTCAGATAGAACATGGTGCGATGCCGCAAGAAGCCTTTAAGAACTTGACATTTAGAACTCAACGGGCGGCTAATGAGTGGCTGGCTAGGAACTTGTACTGGTACTACAAGGCCAAACCCGTTCAGGTAATTGTCAATATCAAGGAGGTAGGTGAACCATGACTTTTATTTCACACTTAGTCGCTGCCGACATTTGGTTTTTTATTCTGTGGATGATTGCGATGATCGCGATGGTCTGCTTTGTATGCTCACAAAAGGAAAAAAAAGATGAAAAGACTACTGATAGTTTTAGCCCTGACAGGGTGCGCCACCACAAACCCCGGGGACTATAACGTCACCCCACCGCCTCAGAAGCTCATAGTTGATAAAGAGGTTCACGCCATGACCCGCTTAGAGACCGCAAACGCCATTCAGGACTGTCAGGCGGCTAGGACTCGCGCTGTTGTGATCTACGGTCGCAGGGCCGTGGGAGGGGTGACTAGGGACGTTGTAATCGATGTAACGTGCGCCCCGCTGTACTAAAAAAGAACCCGGCCTAGACCGGGTCAAAGCCTCAAAAGAGGCAAAGAGAAAGCGTCTTAACTGTAGCCCCGAGTCCCCTGCCGGTCAATGATTAACGCCTGACCGCGTGGGGACGTTTCCGGGGTGTTTGGGACGCTGATATGCGTCCAAGAGTCAAACTCTAGGATGATCTGGTCAAAGGGCACAGAGGCCGCTATACAAGCCTCTACGACCTCCCGTGGCTTCATGCCGGGAACCCGTAGGTCAGCCGCACAGCCTAGCCGGTGCTGGGAGGTGTCCTTAGACCCCACCGCGTCATTGACTTGCTTACCCCGGTAGGCAGAGTTGATCATCACGGGTTTCCCCCCGACCGCAGCCTTGACCTGTTCAAGTAGCGCGGCCAGACGGATCAGGTTCTCTTTTTCCGCATTAGACGGGATATTGAGCCAGCCGTTACGTTCGGCGGTCTCAGACCGCACCAGCTCGTCATAGGTAAAGTGTTCGGATAGGTTCATTTTTTGGCCTTCATATCCATAACTTTTTCAAGCGTTCTGCCGCCAAAGTAAAACGACATGACCAGCATCCCCCATTGGCCTAAAAGGGATACAAAAGTATCGGAAATGTCTAGCCCCATAGCGTCCATAATTGCAAGGGCTAGGTAGGCCGTCAGGATGTAGATCAGGGTCATCGGACGGATGTTTTTGGATAGCCATGAGTCCGATTTCATGTCGGCTTCAGCTCTCTTGGTCAGGTTGTCTTGCTCGTTCATGTCCGCTTGGATTTGGGCAAGCTCGCCCTTTTGTTGCATCTCCAAAAGCATCACTTGAGCTTTTGCCTTGGCCTCGGGGTCGGGTAGAACCTTATCTAAAATCTTACTACCTACCTCTAAAAGCATACCGATTGGGATCATTTTTTCTCCTTTGCTAAGATAGTTGAAGCAATCTGCAACATGGTTTTTGCTTGGTCTAGGTTGGCTGGCGGTGTAGCCCAGCCCACGGTGATTTGGCCTATGAATCGGCTATGGTCTGGGGGGACGCTCACCCTACACCCAAAGGTCATACCCTTTTCGATGTACCAAAGTCCTACCTCGGATTGAGCTGCCTTGTACTCCCCGCATGGGATCTCGTTAGCCATGAGCGCAACTACGTCCTTATTATTGCTGGCGTTGCTCGTAAATAGGCCAACGTCTAAACCCTCCATAGTTTTGTCACGGCCCTCTTTTGTATAGGCGCGATATAAGACCCGCGAGCCAATCAGGGGGTTGACCTTGAAGATAGCGACCACTTGGGCGTTGGTATGCTTAAAGAGGTGGGTAGCCGCGTCATCCACCCGCCCTTCGGCTATCTGGGGGAGCTTTTGGTGTTCTTTGTAAGTTCCAACAATTAGGTCTTTATGGTCGTAGACGATGTACCCAGCAAAGGCTAGGATCGCCATCAGGATCAGCGCAAATAGCTTAAACGGGCTATCCACATAGGCCAAGACCTTTGATAGGGTGTCTTGACGCTCGCTCACAGGTGGCCCTTATAAATGTAATAAATGCTCACCAGCAAGAACGCGCCCAGTACCGCATAGATTTGTGTTTGTCTCCAGAGCTTTAGATCCCGGCCCAGCTCGTCCTTATTGGTTCGGAACTCTGACTGCATCTTTTCCTTGATGTCCAAGACCTTGCCAAACTGTATGCGGCCCTCGTCCTCGCCAAACTGCTGGCAGAGGACTTCCTTGACCTCATCTTCCATCTGTTTTAGCCGGTAGAGCCTTCGCCATTCGGTCATGGCGGTCATGATCGTAATGTCACCAAACTCTGTCCTTTGGCGTACCTTGTAGGCTTTGCGGGCCTTTAGCTCCGCAACCCCAAAGTTTTGTATGGATTCAACTGCGGAGCTGATTTCCTTGCCAGACTGAATGGCCGATTTTATGCCCTTGGTTGCACTCTGGGCCGCCGTAATAATTGGATCTATGTCGCTCATAATTCATTTGTCTGCCTTGTCGTTGAGGCGATCATATAGCGATCCGATTAAGCTCTCTATCTTGTCGAACCTTGCGGCCATCTCAACTCTAACCTCTTTGAGGTCATCCCTGCGGACATAAAGCTCGCGCAAGTCCTTTTCTATCTGGTGGGTATCCTTACGCAGCTCTTTGAGTGAGTCCCATAGCTCGCGGGCAAACCAACCCATTGCGGCCACAATTGAACCTAACCCAAGATTGATAACTGTCTGCCAATCCATGTTAGGTTTTCATTATGTAGCAAAGAGCGTAATACGGGGGCAGATTGGCGTTGGTTCCTGACGTACCAGCAGATGCGTTGGTTGTTGTGGTTGAAGCCGTAATCCCTGTCGTATTGTTTTGGATTGCTTCGTTGTTGGTAATAGAACCATCACCATTATATCTTGGAGTCTGACCGCCGCCAGCAACCGCTTCTTGTCTTGACAGTAATGTGTGGGTGTGGCCCGGATCTGTGATGGTTGTTGTTGATGTTGCCCCGTGTGTGTGGCTTACAACAATAGCGTCAGCAGAGCCGCCCGTTGCGTCTACCGCGTAGGTTGATCCAGCTCCAACAATAAATCGATTTCTAAGGTCAGGCGTTCCGTTAGACCCGTTACACAGGACGTAACCCGCAGGGATAGATCCAATAGAACCCGACCACAAGAAAATACCTCCAGACGGAATTGGAGTTGCAGCCGGTGGGGTTGCACCAACAATTCCGTAGAGGTTGTCGTAGGTCTGAATTGTTACGTCTGATGAATCCTTTAGGATGAACTTATAGAAGAACCCTTCAGTTAGCCAGATGTCGTTTGGCGGTCTGCCGCTTGTCCCTAAGATGATTGGGTTGGCGTTAGCCGTAAGCCCCGAACTGCTGGTGTAAGTAGCCAACGGTGTGCTTGACCCAGCCTGATAGGTGTAAATCTTACCGGCGTTAAGCGGCGCACCATTGTTATCAAAAAACTGAAATCCGTTGCCGATTGGCGAAAGATTGACTGCCATAGTTATTTTCCTCTTAGAATTTCACCAAGGGTTCGTTCCTGCTGTGTTCCAGCAAGCGGCTCTAAAGTCTCAAGCTGGAACTTTTCTGCCGCCTTACGTTGCCTAGCCTGTTTTGCAATCGTACCCAAGGGCAAAAGGTTTGCCGTAGAGATATTTAATCCTAACTCAAGAGCTTTGCCAGCCTTTTCCGCAAGACCGGCAACCAAAGTATTGCTATTGTTTGCAAAACCACCTTTTGGTTGGGCCATAACCTTGCGCGATACATTGCCCAAACTCTTTAATTGTTTTGCAGAATCAGGGTCAAATACTTCTAGTAGCTTGGGCTCCAAGTCCCGCAAAATCTTGTTATACGCAGCCTGAGAAAAGTTGCCAGAGCTATCCACCGCCTTGCGGGTAATTGTTTCCATAAGCCCTGCGGCTATGGCCTGTTGCTCCGGTGAACCCCTGCCTAGCGCAGACATCATCTGGCGCACGTTGGCCTCTGTGCCTTTGCCTTTTGACAACACAAAGGTGTCAATAAAGTTCTCAGGGGCTACCTTACCTTCTACGGCTGCGCTGTATGCTGGATCTCTTTTTAGCGCATCAAATCGTTCTTTAGCGGCCTTGCGAGCTGCGTCAGCTAGTGGTTTAAGTTTAGCGGCCTCGCCGGTCAAGGGTAGGTTCTCTAATGAGTCTCTAACAACCCCCAAGGCAAAGGACTTGTTACCATCTCCAGCTCGTTCTGCCTTACGAATTTCGGTTGCTAAGTTAGTCCGCAGGGACTCAAACTGCTCAAAATCCATGCGCGATCCATCCCGATAAGACTGAAGTTGCCGGTCAATCTCAGGCGGCAAGAACTCGCTCTTGAGCTTTTTCTTTAACTGCTGGTCTGCGCTCTGAACAAATTTTTGTGCGTCAATAGGAAAGTTACCGCCAGCGGCTTGCTCTAACTGACCGTAAAGCTGACGGATGTTGTCATTACGCTGACGGTCAATGTTCAGGTATCCATCAATAACCTGTTGCCCAAACTCAGACGGCTTAGTACCAAATACGTCAGGGGCAGCTCTTTCTCTAATCAACGTCAGGTTATTAACCAATTTTTTGTTTTGTTCGCCAATCCGTTGTGCAATGTTAGGTAGTTCACCCCGGCGGTTTAGTTCGTTACTAAGCGCAACCAAATCTTCCGTAGCTTGACCTTTGGTAAGGTAAACAGGATCTGGTAAGTTTAGAGCCTCAACATGAGACTCCAAGGCTTTTAGGTTGACGTTCTTCAAAGGCATTTGGCTTGCCGTTCCCCGCATCTCTACAGGTAACTGGTCAATTGCCGCTTGCACCGCTACGGGGTTCTGACGGCCCGCAGCTCCAACGCTTGCCACTCCGGGTAGCCCTGCGGGGTCTTGGCCCTTGATTACATTCTGTTGAACCTGAAACTCTTGATAAGTTAGGCGTGGTTTTGTTTTGGGTTGAGTTGCTGGCGGTAATACTTGAAATGGCACAGTTCTACCACCAGCCGGTACAGGAGGTAATTTACTTTCCTCAAACGCCTTTCCTAGTCCAGCCATCATTTCCTGACCGGTTTCGGTTTTTGGTTGATAAGTTGCCGCTTCCATGCGCTTACCAAAATAATCTGGCGCTCCGGGTTTTGCTCCCCCAAAAATAAGTTGCTCTACTGCTGCGACAGGAGCTACTGCGGCCTGAGATCCTAAAGCTGCTACGGTCTCACCAGTACCTTTTAGGTAGTCAATAAAAGACCTTTTAGGGGCTGGAGCTGCTGGGGCTGATACGACACGTCCAGCCATGTCTACTTGTGGGACGGCTGCGGCTAGAATCTGTTGTTCTTTATTGACTGCGGCCTGTTGTCGCTGACCGATATTTGCAATACGTTTATCAATAATACTTTCAAGGTCTAAAGATTCTGCCTTCGGAGCCTTCTTTAATCGCTGATCAATTAAATCCTCAAGGTCAATAATTGATCCTGTCTTTTGAAAAAACTTTTGTCTTACTTCTTGCGGTCTTTTATTAAAATCCGCTTGAGCATCTTTGCTATCAAAAATACGTTCAATATGATTTGGCAAGATTCCTTCGTTTAGCATCATCTGCTTTGCGTTGGCAAGCTCGTCCTCCGTCATATTTTCAAAACGGTACAAATCTTTCATTTTAAGCGCCCTGTGTCGGACAACCGTTTAATGTTTTGAAGTTTTGTCTTGAACTCTTGTAATTCTGCCGCGTCTGTTGGCAGTAGTTTTTCTAATGCTTCGCTACGGCGTTTTGGATCACGTTCATTTTTATTAATGTACATTGCCTCAAAAATCTTTTGATCCGCATTGGCTGACCACGCTTGACGATAGGCTGGTAGGTTTGAGTCCCCAAACTGTTGAGCAAACTTTTGAGCGCCTTTGGCCTCCATGTCAAGTCTAACAATGTCTCCAGCTACACGGGTTGCAACAGACTTTAAGACTGATGGTGGGTAGGTCTCATCTCCGTTAGCCTTGGCAACTAAAGCCTTACCAGCGTCAGTAGACATTGACTGACCAGACGCTTGTATTGTTGCAAGCTCTAAAATTGCTAAATCTTTGCTTAACTGTTTAAATTGCTCATCACCAAAAAATTCACGAACTGCTTTTTCTGCTTGTTGTAAAGATCCGGTAGTAAATCTGCGGTCTTTTTCTAATTCTTTGATTCCTGACAATACTGCGTCTACGTTACGCGCCGATTTGTTTACAGTTGTTTGAGTTGCAATCAAATCAGTACGATACTTCTGACCAGCAGCCAAGTCTGCGGGCTCGCTTGGGCTTGTAGCGCGAGGAATACCCGGACGGGGTGGCTCGTAAGGCAACGCAAACCCTGCGTCTGCTCGACCAGCTTGCGCGGTCATTGGAGCTGCTTGAGCCATCGGAGCTTGTGCTGTTGGTTGTTGAGCTATTGGGGCTGCTTGAACTTCTGATGGCGGTACTTGGCTTACGGCTGCGCCCATAGGCGCGGTCATGGCCTCTGGGGTTACTCCACGACCTCTAAACGCTGGCTGATTCGTAGGAATAGTAGACACGCCAATTGCACCGGGGCCACCCATTATTTGAGCGCGGGCAGACACATCCAAACCCCTACGCAATTCTTCTTTTAATGACTCGCGAACCATTCCGGGGTTTTCTGTAGCTACTCGAATAATTGGCGCAAGAAGCTCATCAGCCCGTTTTGGGTCTAATTTCATGGCTTTGGCGTGTTCACGCCCAGCCGTTGTAATGTACTGAATAAGTTTTTGTTGATCTACAGAGTTAGGGTCTTGCTCTGCTTGAATAACCATTGGGTTATTAATTGCCGCAGTAAGCCGAGCGCCCATTCCCATTAGTTCTTTTTCGGCAAGCCCTAGCTGTGCGCTCTGAGACTCAGCTTGGGTTTTTGCAATTAGGGCCGGGTAAAGTTCTTTTTCCCGTTGATACGCTTGAGCGCCACGGGCAACATTAAGCATATCCCCCAAGCTCATTACTGCCGGTGGTTTTACACCTAACGCAATATCTGGTTTGATTCCAAAGTCTGCCATGATGTTCCCTTACGCTAAATTTCCTGTGTACGGCATACCCGCACTTGTTGGAGCAGCGGCTACTGTTGTTGGTGTTGGCTTCATCAGTTGGTTTAGATAAAGCATATTTCCAGCGTTTTGTAACCCGCCGCTAATTGCGTTAGCAGCACCAACCGTTCCCGCAGCTTGAGCTTGAGCCCCGCCAACACCTAACTGACCAAGGCTTTGAGCTGTTGATTGCCCTGCACTAACTCCTGTATTGACCGCACCCTGACCCATGCCAGCTATATTGGCAAGAATGTTATAAATGTCTTTGCGCTCGCCCTGAGCCCTGCCAAAAGCGTTTCCAAACTCGGTAGACGCAAAACCCTGACCGTATTCATTTAACGCCCGCAAAGTATTTCCAGAAAAAGCGCCTTGACCTACGTTTTGTAACCTTTCTGTGGCTTGTGTCCCGTACTTCATACGAAACGCCATAGACGGGTCTAGATACTCTTTAATCTTTTCTGGGGTCAACTGACCGGTTAGATAACCTGTTCCTGTTTGAAAACCAGTAATGTTTCCTTGATCATCGTAAATTGGTTGCCGACCAGCCATCCCGCCGCCAATTTCAGTTAGAGCGCCATAACCTAGTCCACGGTACGGGGCAAGATCCTCGCGACCTTGCTCATACATTTCTTGTTGGATTTCTTGCGCTCTTACCGTTGCGTCAGCCGTAGTTTGGGCTGCTTTTTTAGCGGCTCTTGCGCCCATCGCTCCACTAACAATAGATGCCCCGGCAACGGCGCTTATTGGATCAGGCATTTTGGAACTCCTTTACATAATCTTCAAAAGTTTCGCCATACAATCTGGCTACAAAATCGGACGCATTAGCCGCAGCTTCAAACCCGTGGACTAGTCGCACCACCTCTAAAATTAGGTCGTAATAGGCAGCTCTCCACATATAAGCCTTGTGCAAATCTTCCCTATTATCCTCTAATCGGTTAGCTCCAATCCACCGCAAAACTAAGTTACTGACGATTGGCAACAGTTCTTTAGAATGATATTGAAAGAACGGGTTGTTGGGCAATAAAAACATGACCTTGTAGATCACCGCTTCCTTTTCTTGCGGGCTGACCTCATCGTTGTCGCGCCAATCGTCTAACCCTTGGATAACGCTCCAAAAGTCTAAAAGCCAACGAACTGTTGACTCAGGTAGATTTAAAGGGGCAAGTAGTTCTGGCTTCATACGTCATAGTAGGGAACCTTTTTAGATTCACCGTTTACCGTGATATTTATAAAACCCCGTGGGTTTGCCGGTAGGGTTGCAGAGCCAGCCGTGGCGGTCGTGCTGCTAGAAAAGTTAAGCAAATTCAAAAAAAATAGCTGCCACGCGGGTGTCGGCCTTCCCGTCTGATTAACCATTTGGGAGGTCGGAAGTATTTGATTCTGTGGGAGCTGGGCCATTAGTTATCCCCCGCTTCTGCTTTTAGGTTCGCAGACACAATGACCGCCTTAATTGGGTCAGTAATCACAACCTCAAATATCCTGTCCCGCGCAAATCCTAACCGCCTCCACATAGCCCGCGTAAAGTATTGGCCCTGCTTGCCTATGGTGACCCAATTCTCGTTAGACCAAGTAAAACCGCCATCATCCGACCAGCGGAGCATGGCCTGTGGGTCTTGACCCTGACCGACCGGTAGTCCTACTCCGGGTTGGAACTGGATCTGAAGCTCGGCAAAATACTGACGCTGGAGGTCTGTGGTTATGTGGGGACACCTTCTTAGCCGTCTAATTATCTGACCATCATCGGTGTACTGTGAT